GCTCCTGGCGTGCCAGGCTCACCGGGCGCGCCTCTCGGTCCTCGAGGACCGGGGATCGGCACGGGGACCTGGGCGCGGTCCTCCAGGTCCTCGACGGCCTCGCTCGGGTCGGGTACCGCCGGCGTCTCGCCAGCACCCTTCACCTGCTCGCGCAGAATGCGTACGTCCTGCGCGAGAGTGGTGACGGCCTCGCCCCGAAGGTCGGCCTCGTCGGCGAGCTGGCCGTACCAGGACAGACCAATGACGGCAGCCCCCGAGAGGGCGATGAGCCAGCAGAAGGCGGCGATCCACCGCCAGTGCCCGGCCAGGGCCCGCTCTGTACGGGTCACGATGGGTCGCCTCCTCGCTCGACGAGTCTGACGCGCAGACGGGCGAGCTCAACCTGGTCGGTCAGCCGTAGTTCGAGCAGCTCGGCGATCCGGGCGTCCCGCTCGGTGAGCTGCGTGCGCAGCCCGTCGCGCTCATCGCGCAACAGGTTCCGCTCCTCTTGGATCTGGTCGATCTCGTTGGTGAGTCGGGCGTTGGCGTTCTCGCCCCGTTTGCCGAGGTACGCCACCGCGCTCATCGACAGCACCCCGACGAGCGTGAGCACCGCGCCGATGCTGGTGGCGTCCACAAGGCTCCCTTACAGCCGCGGGTCGTTCCGCGGCTGGCCCGACCCGTCACCGAGCCTGTTGCCCAGGTGACGCACGAAGTCGTCGACGTCCTGCTTCATGGCGGCCTTGTCCATCTTCATGCGCACACGCATCTCGACCGGCCGCTCGTACGCGGGCGGCCGCGCCCACCCCAGCAGCACCCCGGCGAGCAGCTGCAGCGGCCGCCACGCCATCCGTTCGGCGAGCTCCTCCAGGAGGCGGAAGGCGGCGTAGTACCCAGCGGTGAGCGCCGCGGTGACGTAGACCGTCAGCTGCGCGTCGTCGAGGTCCAGGCCGAGGCGCGCGGCCCAGCTGAGGACGAGGCCGGCCACGATCGGTACGAGGGTCCGCATGAGGCTCGTGAAGAGGTTGTTCATGGTCAGTCCTCCACCTTGAATCCGGCCTGCAGGCCCAGGCGCCTGAGGCTGTCGCGGCCGGGGATGCCGTCGGCGGCGTCGCCGCGGTACGACCCGCCCTCCTTCGAGCGCTGCCACCGCGTGTACGCACGTACGGTCGCTTTGCCGTAGTGCCCGTCGACGTACGGCTTTTCGAGCATCCCCTTGTCGACGAGCGCGGCCTCGACGACCGCGACGCCCTTGTACGACACCGGCGTCCCGCTCTCGCCGGGGTCGCTGCGCGCGGCCGCGCGCAGCTTCTTGAGGCTGACGGCCGGGGTGCTCGGTGCCGGCGGTGACGGGACCGGAGCGGAGGAGCCGAGCCGCGCGGCTATACGTTTCCGCATCGCCGCCCAGTCCATGCCCGGGCCCCGCGGGTCGACCTTGCCCGGCTGCCAGTCGAGATGCCGGATCACCGACTCGGCACCCCACCCGTGGTGCCTGGCGATCGCCGCGGCGACCCGCTCGATCGCGAGCAGCTGCTCGACGGGCCAGGGGTCCTCGCCGTCACCGAGGTTCTCGCACTCGAACCCGTAGAAGTGACGGTTGCCATCGGTGTTGGCCTCGTCATCGACCGGCAGCGCACGCTCGGCGATGACCGCGCGGAGGACGTCGTCGTCGCCGAGGCCAGCGTGGTTGGCACGGCCGTACCCGACCAGGTGCACACGGCCGTCCTTGGTGATCACGCCGTGACTCAAAGGGCCGGGCAGGCTCGTGTAGCCGTCGCGGCAGATCGCCACCGTACGGGCGGATCCTGAGGTGACGGTGTGGTGGATCATCACCCCATGGACGGGGCCCCACGGCCCCTTGCTGTTGCGGTTGTGGGTGCGCCAGGCGCCGACCTCGACGACGGTGACGCCCTCGGCACGCAGGGCGGCGGCGAACTGGTCGGCGGACATGGGTATGGCCATGGGTTCCCCCCTTTCCGGGGTACGAGACAGCCCCGGACCGTCTGGCTCCGGGGCGGACAGGGATGGGGTGTCAGGTGGCGGGTGCGACGTGGATGTCCCGCATAGCGACGTCGACGGTGCTGCCGGCGCTGCCGAACTTGATGGCCATCACCCTCGCGAAGTACGTGCTGCCGGGGGTGAGTCCGGTGAGCAGGGTGGTGTGGCCGTAGGTGCAGTAGTCGCCAGCGGTGGGGATGCCGTCCGTGCAGATGCCCCGGAACACGGACGGTGCGAGGACCTCGCTGCCGCTGCTGTTGCTGCCGAGGTAGACCTGCGGGGCGAGCGCGACCCGGTCCGAGTTCGCGGCGTTGTTGCGGAGACTTCCGCCAATCGAGATGCTCACGCGGCCGGTGGTCGGGGCGACGAAGGTGACACCGACCTCGGGAGACAGCGCGTCGTAGGTGGTGTTGGCGAGGTTGCTGATGGTCGTGGTGTCCTGCGCGAACACCGTTGGCGGTGTGTCGAGTGCGTTGACGGTCGAGCCTGCGTTCAGGTCGGGCATCGGGGTTAGCTCCTCGACAGGGCCCGGACGGCGGGCCGGTACATGAGCACCGCAGTGCCTGCGGCATGGCTCTTGACGATGGCGTTGGCCGAGCGCGCGACCGTGAACCGCTGCGGGTTGACGACGGCGAAGTCGTCGTAACGGATCTGCACCGTGGCGGCGTTGGTGTTGCCGGTCGTGCGGATGCTGCGGGTGCCGAGGTTGTTGGCGGCGGTGATGCTGGTGTCGGTAGCGGCGATGTGCCACCGGTCCGGCTCCGTGCTCGCAGCCGGCCACGCCTTCGCCCGCAGCAGCGATCCGGTCGCCTGCAGACGGACGCGAATAAACGTGCCCGCGACGTGAGTCACCGGCACGGTGTAGGTGCCCAGGTCGGTGCCGACGTCCGCGACCAACTTGCGTAGTACCAGCACGATCGTGTTCGACGTCGTGAACTCCAAGCGGGCCATGTACATCGTCCCGGAGTCGAGCATGCGCGCGGTGATCGCCCCGAATAGCGAGGCACCGGTAGCCAGGGCGGATGTGGTGATGCTGCCGTAGAAGTCACAGTCGGGGTCGGCTGCGGTGATGGCGTTGCGGCGGGTGACGTCGACGGTGGACAGGGTGTGGCTGCCGTAGCCGGAGCCGACCGCGAAGTCGGAGGCGGAGCCGCCGAGGTTCTGCCACGTCTGGCCGCTGTCGGCGTCGCCCCAGCTGCTCGCCGAGGTCCGGCCGAACGCGTCGCTGATGAACGACGCGATCGCCGAGACGGTCATGCGTTCGCCGCCGGCCTCGATGTCGAAAGGCATGTCCCCGGCCTGGGTGGTCCAGATCGGTCCGGTGGTGGTGAGGACGGTCAGGGTGGTGTCGTCGTTGTCGACGGCTGCGGTGAGTTCGCTGCCCGCTGTCTGGCGGTGGCTGCTGTTGTAGACGCCGACGTCCCAGGGTCCGGCGGGGGTGCAGTTCAGCTGCAGGTCCCAGTGGTTGGGGTGGCCGATGGTTTCGCTGTAGCCCTGGACGAGCAGATCGATCGGTCCCGGCGGTAGCCATGCCGGGGGGTTGTCGATGGTGATGCGGTCCCCGGACTCCAGCTGCGTGACGTCGTCGATGAGGCCGGGGGCGGCAGCGAGGTTCAAGTTGACGGCCGGGTAGCGCTCTTCGTCCCAGGTCCCCAGGTGCAGTCTCCATGCGGCGTGCCGGACGGGCTGGGAGTCGTCGTACAGGTTGAGGGTGACCGAGGAGTCGTAGCGGCCCACCCCATTGGGCGGGGCCTGGACGGACAGGGGGCCGTCGTCGAGGACAGCGCGGCCTGAGGATCCGTCGGTGCGCTGGACGGTGACGTCGTTGCGTACCTGCTGGTCGTCGTCGACCGGTTCGAGCGGGGGCGCGATGTGCCCGGGCTCGGTGTAGTCCAGTTCGAGTGCGGGGGTCTGGTCCTCCAGCGAGATGCGGTCGCGGTAGGCGAGGCCGGTGATGTCGCGCCGTTCGGCCAGGATGCCGCCGTCGGCGTCGCCGGCGTCCTCGATGAGGTTGAGGAGGGTGTCGGGGCGCTGCGAGCCGACTCGTTCCTGCAGGGTGGCATCGCCCAGGAGGGTGAAGGGCAGAGCTTCCTCGGTGGCGAGGCGGACCATGCGGGTGCCGGCGGTCTCGCCGCTGAAGCCGTCGTCGGCGCTGCTGTAGATGGTGACCCCTGCGGCGGGGGCCGTGGTTCCGCCGACGTCGAACACGCCCAGGTGCCCGATCCCCATGCCCTGAAAGTCGGAGCCCCAGGAACCGCGGACGCCGACGACGGTGCCGGGGGTGCCGGTGTAGACCGTGCGGGCGTACCACCAGATGCCCGTGATGACGTCCCGCCAGGCCACGTTGATGTACGTCTGGGAACCGTCGACCGCGCTGAAGATCGCGAATCTGTTCCACACGTCGGTGAGGGACGCGAGGGCGCCCGCGTCGGTGAGCAGGAACTCGGCGACCACAGCGCCGTCGGCGTCCAGGCCCTGCACGCGGATACCGGCTGTGGAGACGCGCGCCCGGGCCTGGGCCACGCCGCCCGTGCCGGGCGTGAGGTCCAGGCTGAGCATGGTCTGCTCGGTCGAGGGCAGCGAATCGAGCTTGTAGACCATCTCAGCGTGCCAGGCGCCCGCCGCGGCGCCCGTGACACGCCCGGTGATGGAGGAGCTCTGGCCCAGGGTGGGCAGCGAGCTCGACCCGGGCAGTGAATCGTCGGACGCGAAGCTCAGACCCGACACCCTCAGCGGCCGCACGCCGGCGATCGGGGACGACGCCTGTGTGGCGGTCGCCCCCTCTTCCATCGGCCAGTAGGCCAGAGGGTCGCCGGTGGGTATGCGCCTGCGCAGCGTGGACTCCAGAGCCTTCTGCCCCTGGCCCAGGCGGCGCAGGATGCCCGCGGCCTCCACCGGTACGTACACGTCCCGCCCCGAGACGTCCCAGCGCGACGGCCAGGCGGACACCTCGCCGTAGAAGCGCGTCCTGCGGTTGGTGATCGCCGCCCCGTTCTGCAGGGTCCAGGTGCGGCCGGCGCCGTCAGCGAAGCTTGTGGTGCCGGATGCCTGGGCGGCGAAGTCAGGGCTGGCGACCACGGTTCCGCCGATGCCGTTGCGGACTTCGACGGCGTGGTAGCGGCGGGCGAGGTTTTCGAATGCGAGGTTGGCGATGTCTCCGACGTGGATGGCCGTTGTGCTGTTGAAGATCGACGTGATGCCGGAGGTGGTGACGACCGGAGAGCCGAGCTGGGTCCAGGCGCCGGCCAGGGTGGGCGCGGTGTAGAAAGTGACGGTGTAGCCACCGCTGCCGTTGTCGACATCGAGGGTGGCCCGAATGGCGCCCCGCTGTCCCGGCCCGAACGGAACCGGCACGCTGGATGTGCTCACGATGAAGTTGGAACCGGTGGTGGACCAGGTGAACTCCACCTTGCCCTCCGCGGTGACGAGGAACCGCCACGAGCGCTGGTTGCTGACAGTGTCGTACTTGCCCATCACCTCCCACCCGTTGATGGTCCAGGAGCCTGCCCAGCCGGTCGGGGTGAGGTCGGCGCGGACGTCGATGTCGCCGGTGATGTCCAGGCTGGAGTGGTCGGGAGTACTGGCCCGGGCGATGGTGTCCTCGGGGACCTCGAGGAACACGCTGCCCGCCCGCACCGACACCCGCAGCGGCGTGTTCCTCCCGATCAGCCCGTAATACGGCGACAGCGGGTTGCGCGGGCTGTACTTGCCACTCCTGTTGTTCAGGGTGAGGGTGCACTTGCCCGGGTCGGTGCGCGCTCCTTCGTCGCGGCGGCCTCGCTCGATGTGGATGCCGTCGCGCGCGTACACGTCGGAGGTGATGTCCGTCCAGGCACCGGAGATGAACAGCTCGATCAGGACGTCGAGCGGAGTCTGTGGGAAGGCCACGGCCCCAGCCCCTCCTTCCTACCCCTGGCGTCCGGCGAACGCGGTCTGCACGCTGCCGCGCCCATCCACGCGGACGATCTTGCTGATGAACTTCTTGAACTCGCCCTCGGCGCCGGTGACCTCGAAGCGGACGATGACCACACCGCCGGGCGCCTGGCCGCCGAGCACCGGCGCCATACCGGACGTCAGAGGGGCGCTCGCCATGGGGCGCTGGCCGGCGGCGGGAGTGGTGAGACTGGCCATCGCCTGGTCGAGGACGCGCCGGTTGTCCTGGGCGCCGACGGCGATACCGGCGGGAATCCACCGGCCGACCTCGTCGGCCATCAGCGTTGACGGCGACCGGATCCCCAGGGCCTTCTTGATCGCGGTCTTCATACCGCGGGCGATGACGAGCATTTGCGCCTCGATCGCGCGCTGCTGTGCCTTGAGCCCAGCGACCAGGCCCTTGGCGGCGTTGATGCCCGCCCCGTACATGGCGTCCCCGGCCGAGGCGCCGGCCTTCCCGGCGGCCTTGACGAGCTGTGCCTGTGTGGAGTTGATCTGCTTGATCGACTCGTTGCTGGCGTTCGCCAGTGCCATCGCGGTGGCGCCGCCCTGCTCGACACCGGCCTGGGCGATCTGCGCGACCAGGTCCCCGCGCACACCCTTCTTGCGCAGCGCGGCCAGGTCAGCGGCGAACTGGCGGGCCCGGGCCAGCTGGTCCTGCAGCCCGGACAGGATCGTGCCGGCCGTGTGCGGCTGGCCCTGCTCTCCCATCGACGTGATGTTCGCCGCGTCGAGGATGCCCTTGCGGACGTCCGCAGCCAGCTTGTCCCTCGCTTTGATCTGGTCGGCGAGGGACTTGTTGGCGGCCTTGATCCGCGACGCGAGCGCCACCTCCTTGTTCGCCAGCTTGATCAGCTGAGCCGCCCCGGTGCTGATCTTCCCGAGGGCCTTGGAGCGCCGCCGTCCGGAGGCGAGAGAGTCGCGGACGATGTCGGCCAGCTTGACCGCGGCCGCGCGTACCTGCTTGCCCGAGCCGGTCAGCCCGACGACCAGGCCCCGCGCGATCCAACGCCCCTGCGCCGTGGTGACTTTCGACGGCGAGCTGATGCCGAGGGCCCTGGCGACCGGGCCGGGTATCGCGCTCTTCGCCCAGCCCATGATCTTGCCCTTGATCCAGCCGGTCATGCCCGAGATGCCGGACCACAGACCGGTGACGACGTCGCGGCCCTTGGAGGTGAGCAGGCTGCGCAGCGAGCCGATCCCCCGGGCGATCCGCCCGGGCAGGCCCTTCACCCAGGCGACCATCTCCAAGGCCTTCTTGACCGTGGCCGTCTTGATCGCGGACCAGTGCTTGATCACCAAGCCCAACAGGGTCCAGTTCAGGAACGCGTTGTACAGCCAGCCCGGGATCTTCTTGACCCAGGCGACGATCGCGTTCCAGACGGCGATCGTCTTCGACTTGATCGTCGACCAGTGCTTGATGACCAAGCCGATGATCGTCCAGTTCAGGAACAGCTGCCAGATCTTCGCGGCCGCGCCCTTGATGAACCCCCAGATCGCGTTCCACGCGGCGATGGTCCAGCGCTTGATGGTGTCCCAGTTCGCGACGATCAGCGCGACCAGGGCGATCACGGCGGCGATGATCCAGCCGACCGGGCCCATGGCGATCAGCCACTGTGCCGCCATCGTCGCGGCCCAGATGACCGCTCTCGCGGCCATCAGCGTGAACTGCGCGACGGCGACGACCGCCGTGCGGATCATCTGGGCGACGAACACCGCCATCGACCGGACCGCAGTAGCGGCCCATGCCGCCCCGGTCCGGGCCGCCGAGACGACCGCGGCCGCCGCGATCCGCGTGTAGGTGGCGACGCCGAACGCGAGCATCCGGGTCCACCCGGCGATCGCCAGATACGTCGACGACGCCAGGACCCGGTGGGCGATAGCAACCGTGGCGGTCGTCGCCCGGTAGCCCATCATCCCGACCTTGACGGCCAGGATCGTGTAGGCGAGGGCCTCCAGTACCGGGGTCGGGGTGCTGGAGATGATCGAGGCGAGGCCGTTGGCCAGCATCGCGGTGGTGCCGATCAGCGGCGACAGCGCGACGACGACGTGGGCGCCAGCGGTGGCGAGGTTGACCAGGGCGCCGCCGCCGTTGTCGGCCATGGTGAGGAACTGGGCGAATCCCTCGGTGTGCTGCAGGCTGGCACCCCAGTTGGCGAAGGCCTGCGTCATCCCGACCAGGCCGCCGGTCATCTGGCCGGAGACGGGCAGGAAGGCCTGCAGCAGGCCCATGAACCCGATCGCGAGGTTCTTGATGACGGTCAGGAAGTTCAGCAGCGCCGGGCCGCCGGCCGCCGACATGTCCGCGGCCCACTGCTTGAAGCCGGCGGACTGTACGCCGACGGCGACGCCGTCGAGGAACTGCCCTATCGCCCCGGCCGCCGACCGGACGAACGGGGTGAGGGTGGGCAGCAGATCCCGCAGGATCTCGATGCCCCGGGTGAACAGGGGCATCGTCGTCGGGGCGAGCGCGTTGGACCAGTCCTGATAGTCGGACTTCAGCCCTGCGAACGCCTTCGCGGTCTCCCGGGTCGCCGGGGGCAGCCCTTGGAGCTGCTGCTCCAGCGCGGCATCGGCGTCGCGTGCGGCCTTGGCCGCCGACTCGGCCTCGCGCAGCGCCGCCTGGTAGGCCTCGCCTCCGGTGGCCGCGAGCTTTTGCGCCTGGGCCGCCTTGAGCGTGGCCTTCTCGTGGGCCTTCTCCGCCTCCTCGGCGGCGGTGCTCGCCTCGGCGACCGCCTCCAGCTGAGGCTGAGCAGCGGCGGAGAACGCGCGGTAGGCGATGCCGGCAGCGACCGCCCCTGCTGCGAGGCCCCCGGCCGCGGCGACGACGGATGCCCCGGCAGGCATCGTCATCGCCGCGGCGATGCCCTTGCCGACAGTGGCGACCTTCGCCTTGAGCTGTTCGAGAACCTGGCTGACGCGCTCGCGCGCGACCAGGTTGAACACCAGCGAGGTGTCGCTCATACGACCGCCCCCCAACGTGGGTCAGGGGGCGGTCGTCAGTGCCCCTTGTTCAGTTCTTCGTGCGCCTCGCGCTGCGCCTTCTCGTAGGCGTCAAGCCAGTCGAGGTAGCAGTCCGTCTCCTCGACGGTGAGGGTGTCCCAGTCCCGGCCCACGATCCCGAGGAGGTGGGCCGCGTCGCCGAGGCGCCTCAGCCGGCGATCGGCAGCTGGGCTTTTCCCTCGCCCTCTTCGTCGTCGTAGGCCTGCTCGATCTGCTCGTCGAGCTGGGCCAGGGCGGCGGCGAGCTGGTCACCGTTGAGGGTCTCGGCGACCTGGTCGCGGATCTGCCGCAGCTCGCCCTTGGAGTACTGCAGTTCCAGCTCGTCCCACGCGAAGCCGACGTCCTCGTAGCGGATGGTGGGGTGTTCCCGCTTCTTGAACATGTACAGCAGCGCACGTCGGCACTGGCTGTTTCCCTCCAGCACGTCCTGTGTGAACTGGGAGAAGTTCCTGCCGGTCTTGCGCTCGAGCATCTCTCGCTCGGGGTCCATGAGTTTGCGCGGGTCGTAGCGCCAGCGCTTCGGTTCCTCGCTGCCCTCGGGCTTGTAGACCAGGTACATCGTGCATCTCCTACTCAGCCCGGTCGGCGATCCGCCGGGCCATCTGTTCCATGGCGTCGAGGACGGCCTGGCGGTACTCGTTCTCGCGGCCCTCGAAGGACCGGTCGAACCACTTCAACTTGCCGTGCTGGGTGACCCACCGGTCGCGGTCCCCGAACACGGGGTGGCGCCAGCCGCCGGGCCTGTTGGTGCGCTTGGGGGCGTTGGGGAAGTTGCGAAGGTTCTTCGTCTTGAAGGCCTTCACCCGGGCGCCGCTCCAGTTCCCGCCCAGCTTGACCTCGGGACGGATCTTCTTGGCGACCGAGGAGCGCAACGCGGGCGAGGTACCGGGCCCGGCCGAGGACATCGACATGATGGCCGACTTGGCCTCGGCTGCGGCCGGCCGCAGCGCGGCACGCATGTTCTTCGCCAGGTCCCGCCGCAGCTCGCGCCCGTCCTCCTCCTGGCGCAGCGCCCGCACGAGGGCCTGCAGTCCTTCGTGGGTTTCGGCCGAGCGCAGTTCGAACGGCGGCCCGGCCATCAGGCCGTCGCCCTCGTCACTGCCCCCGACGTCGGGAAGCCGTGGCTGACGGTGGCCTCGTCGCCCACGCTGCCCTCGATCGGGTTCCAGCCGTTGATCAGGATGTTCCCGGTGTACTTCGGGTTCGACGTGCCGACGGCGGCCTGGTCGGCACGGACCTCGAACGCGACCACTGTGCCCAGCAACGGCCACATGATCGAGTCGAGTTTGGTGGCGGCGAAGTCCTGCAGGAACTCCACCGAAAGCTCGGCGCTCTTGAGGCCGCCGAGGACTTCCTTCCACCCGGCGCTGGCGTAGTTCGTGACGTCCTTGTCCTCAACTTCGACCGTGAGCTCGGCCTTCTTGGTGTATTCGTGCAGGACGGTTCCGTTGATCGACAGGTACTGGGCGAGCAGGACCATCTTGGCCACGGCGGGCCCCCTTTCAGGGCATGACGAAGGGCCCGGTCACCAGGGCGGGCCGGGGGAAGTAACGGTGGGCTGGGGCTACTGGATGCCCAGCGAGGAGACGAACAGAAAACTCGGCGTGGTGCCGGAGATCGTCCACGCCACACGCCACCAGGTGTCGGTGATGGCGGTGCCGTCGGTGCGCAGGATCTGCCCGCCCACCGCCGTCGCCGCGGTGTGGGTCAGCCTCGTCGTCGGGGCGGCGAAGGTGTTGTCGACGGACGACTCCACCCGGGCTGTCAGCGACGGCGTGGTGCCCGCCACCGACAGCACATGCAGCGCGGCGTACAGGCGCTTGCCGCTGGCGACGGCGCCGAGGTTGAGACCGGTGCCCGTGCCGGAGGCGGTGCGGGCGGTGCCGGGCGGGTGGGCGAACTGGCCCCGCGCCATTGGCCACGTCGATTTGGCAGTGCCGGTCCAGGGCGCGACCTCGCCGACGGCGTCGAACAGCTTGTAGTCGGCGCGGAGCCCGTTGACCAGGTAGGCGAGGTCACCGACGGCTGCGCTGTTGTTGGCGCTCACCGTCCATGGGCCGGTCCCGCCGAGCTGCGACCAGGATGCGTTGTCGACCTTCGAGTCGTCGCCCGCCTCCCACTGCCCTTCGGCGGAGATCTCCGCAGAGATGAGTCCGCCGAGAACCTCCTTGTAGCCGTTCGAGCCGTAGTTGGTGGAGTCCTTGTCCTCAACCTCGGCCGTCAGCTCGATCTTGTTGCTGTTGCCCGTCAGGTCGGCGCCGACGGCGAAGCACCGCACGTTGAGCAGAACACTCTTGGCCACGTCACCCCTCCTCAACTGGCGCGGACTTGCGGCGACCGCGCCGAGGCTCGGGCTCGGCGGCCTGGGCGCCGTTGTCGGTGTCGGTGACTTCCTCGGCCACCTCGGAGGCGACCAGGTGCGCGGCCTCGGCCGTGGGCAGCTCGGTGATCTCGCCCTTGGCCGGCCACGGTTGGCCGTTGCGGGTGGCGCCGTCGGGCATGGCGACCAGCATGCGGATTCTCATCAGGTGTCTCCCGGTCCGATGACTTTGATGACGAGCTCGGCGCCGACGTAGGGGGTGCCCTCGTGCTCGTACCAGCGGTAGCCCTGCACACGCTGCAGGTGCAGGTCGTCGGCCAGGCCGCCGAGCGCGGCTTGGCCCGGGGCCCCGCGTGCCGCGTCGATGGCGACCTTGAGAGACGCGGTGCCGCTGCCGGACAGCAGGCTGTCGAGGATCTTCTGAGAGGTGCGGTCGTCAGTCCGTCCGACCAAGACGCGGCAGGTGAACAGCAGCTCGTCGAGCTTGCGGCCCATCGCCCGGTCGTAGTTGACCTCGACCTCGGCCACGAAGAACGCGGGCGCGGCGATGGAGTCGGGCACGTAGCCCGTCGTGGTCAGCTTGCCGATCCCGTCGGGAAGGACCACGGTGCGTGCGGCGTCGGCAATCGCGGAGCGGATCGGGGAGATCTGCACGGGTGCCCCCTCCTCTATCCGAAGCCGGGCAGGATGAACGGCTCGATCAGGTTCCACACATCGGGATCCCGGCGCGACAGCCGCACCACGCCCCACTCGGCCGAACCCATGACGCCCTCGGGGGAGTTCCTCCGTTTGAACAGGCGGGTGGCCTGCAGGTAAGAGGCCTCGGTGATGTCAGGCGGCTCTGCAGGGAATCCGTGCCGGGCGGTGACGCGGACGCGGGTGGTGCTGCCGCTCGCCCACGTCCACACGCCGTTCGGGCGGAGCAGCCCGGTGATCGGCTTGCCGTCGCCGAGCGCGTTGTCCGGCACCGTCTCGTAACCGGTCACGGCTGTCCAGGGTCCGCCAGCCGGGCCGGTCTCGACGATCAGGCCGGTGGTGCTGCCGATGTCGGCGACGAGGAGGGTCTCGCCGTCCTCGTCGCGCACGACTTTGCCGCGCGGGTTGTAGACGCGCTGGGTTACGGCGGGGTCCAGCCAGAACCTGCGGCCGGTCGTTTTGTCGATGCTGCGGGAGGCGGCGGACAGCGCGCTTGTCAGGTCGGTGTCCTGGCTGGTGTCGCTGGCCTCCAGGCCCGCCCGCCTCCGCAGTGTTACCAGGTTGCCGTACTCGTTGGCCACGACGTGCTCAGTCGCCCGACGGCGTAGCCGTCTGCTCGGTGGCGCCCTGCCCGGTCGTGTCCTCGGAGGTGGTCGGCTTGCTCGCGGCCGTCTTCTTCGCGGCGGTCTTCTTCGCGGCACGGCCCGCGGCCGCATCCGCCGTCTGCTGGGCGCCCTCGGGGCCCGTGCGCCCCAACGGCTGCTTCTCGACAGGAGCCTCGGCTTCGTCGCCCTGGTAGTAGGCGAGCTGCTCGTCGACCTGGCGGACGCGGTCGGTGTCGCCGCGGCTCTCGTACACGGCGCGCTCCCTCTTGAGCGCGGCGATCATGTTGTCATCGCGTGCCATGGAATCTGGTCCCTTCTCAGAAGACGTGCACGTCGGCGGTGTTCGTGACGTTCGTGTTCGCGGAGTACGTCAGCCGCAGGAACCGCCAGGGCTGGTTGGCCCGAAGGATCTTGCGGGTGGTGGTCGCTGTGGTGATGGCGAAGGTGGCCACGCTGCCCGTGTCGGGGGTGGCGGTCTCGGCGTAGGAGATGGGGAACCATCCGCTGCCGTCGGCCGAGCCCTCGATGGCGTAGGTGCAGGTCGGCGTCGCGCCGACCGTGGTGACGATCGTGAGCAGCGCCGGGCGTTCGCTCACAGCACCGCGGTCGACGATGTTCGTCGAGGCGCCGTCGCCGGTCTGCGCGTCCGACAGGCGGGCGGTGTTCGGGTACCGCTCGCCGCCGAGGGCGGAAAGGGTTGCCATCGTTCAGACCTCCCATGGGTGCCGTGGTCGGAGCGTGCGGCCCGGGGAGTCGTCCGGGCCGCACGCTGGGAGGGTCAGAAGCTGGGCGTGATCAGGCCGGTGCCGCCGACCTTCTGCATGCCGTTGGCGTAACGCTGCAGCGTGTACGCGTAGTAGGCGTAGGCGACCAGGACCACGCCGAGAGATGCGGCGGCGGCCTGCTCGGCGCGGATGAACAGCGGTGCGTTCGGGTCCTCCCACAGGTGGCACTCGTTGGCGGGGACGACGTACAGCTCGTCCTCGTTGGTGCCGGCGCCGAGGTTGGTGGCGATGTTGTTGTCGACGATGACCTGCAGACCGCAGGGCAGCACACCGCGCGGGCCGGAGGCGTAGGAGCTGTTCGCGTCGGCAGTACCGGAGGCCTGCACCGGGATGTTGGTGAAGTTCACCATCGGCCAGGTGCTGGTCATCTGGCTGGACAGCCAGTACCAGCGGCGCGAGTGCATGACCGCGTGGGTCGGGGCGCCCATGGCGAGCATGGCCGCCTCGACGCCGGCCGCCGCCCCGAGGATCTTCGGGTACAGCTCGGCGCCGGTCGGGGTGGCGTCGGTGTAGGCGACCGCGGTGGCCACGTTCGTCAGGCCGGTCGAGGCCTCGTTCAGCAGGGTGCTGTCGAGGGTGGTGGCGACCCGGGTGAACAGGTCCTGCATCGTGACGTCCTCGATGCCCGTGCCCCGGTCGATCGCCTGCCGGGACACGGTCTGCTGGCCGGCCGCCGTCTTGACCGGCACCGACAGCAGCGTGTCGTCCATGTTCTGCTCGGTCACCGCCGTGTTTTGCGAGGCCTGGTTACCGGCCGCCGACGGCGTGGTGATCCGGGAGATCTCGATGGACATGCCCGCCTCGGGCAGCGGGTGCTTGTTGCAGATGTCCGCGAACGGACGCAGAGCGGCGGTCGCTGGGGCGTACATGTCGGTCAGGTACTGCGGCACCGTCAGGCCCGTGAACGCCCCCGTACCGACCGCGCGCTGCAGGTACTCGGCCCGCTCGACGCGCTCCTCCTGCATGTGCCGGGCCAGGCGCCCGCCAGCCTCGATGTCCTGGTGGGAGTACTGCCGGCAGATGTCCATCAGGAAGCCCTTGCCGAGGGGGTCCTGGTCCTTGCGGTAGGTCCGCTCCTCCTGGCCGATCCGGGCGACCTTGTCGTACGACGGCTTGCGGGTCTGGGTGTCGCGGATCTGCTTGGCCTGCTCGGCCCGCTCCAGCTCCTCGGCCTTGACCTTGTTCGCGTTGTCCAGCTTCCGCTGGATTCCCTCGATGTCGGTCTTCGCCTGGTCACGCGCTGCGAACAGTTCGGCGACGCGCTCGTCCTCCTCCGGCGTGAGGTTGGAGCGGCCGTCCTGCTGCGCCTTGGCCAGGATGAGCTCGGCTTCCTTCATGCACTTCGTGCGGCGCTTCTGCGCGGCTTCGAGCTCGACCTCGATGGAGGCGATCAGCTCGTCGATGGTGCGCGTGGGCATGACGATGTCCTTCCGGTAGATCAGGTGGGTGGTCCAGCGCGACCCGCGTGCATGCCCGAGCGTCTGCCGGGTCGCGTCGCGGTGTCCCGCCTCCGGGCGATCTGCCGGACGGCGTGCTGAGTGAAGGTCGAAGGGGTGTCGCTGCTACTCGTCGCGTTCGCGGTCGATGAGCAGCTGGGTGCGCAGCAGGGCGATCGAGCGGCCCTGCGGTTCTGCCGCCCGTGCGGGCGCTGGCGTCTGCAGTGCAGGCGCGGGGGCAGTCAGGTCGGAGCGCTGGGCGAGTCGGGCGTAGGCCTCGCGGGCGACCAGCGGGGGCAGGTTGGGGATCGCGTCCAGGAACTCCCCGCTCCTGGCCGCGATGGAGGTGTGCGGGTTGGCGCCGTACGTGACAGGGCCGACGTCGCCGCGCTCCAGGTCGAACGCGTCGATGCGGTACTCGGTGTAATCCGGCGACCAGTGGCCCGACGTGATGCGGAACATAAAGCTCTGCTCGCGCACGTCAGCGTCCTCGATCGCCTGGACGAGCAGCTGCACGTCCGCTCGCTTCGGGTTCAGCCACGCCCGCTGACCCAGGCCGTGTTCGTCGGCCCACAGCTCCAGCCGCTCGTTCCTGGTGCTCGCCATCGGGGTGCCCGCATGGTTGAAGCGGAACACCACCTCGGGGTCGGCGGCCAGCGTCTTGTCGGCCGCGCCGACGCTGACGATCTCGGTGTACGGCCCGTACCAGTCGTACATCTCGTAGCCCTGCTCGAAGGCGCTTGCGTAGCCCTCGACCTCGTACCACTCCATGTCGTTGCGCTGTACCTTCTTCGCGCGCAGCTGCGACGTGAAGCGGACCTCGGGGGACTCGGGACGGTCGCGGGGTACGGCCATCGAGGTGGAGCCCGCCGCGCCGGCGCGGGCCTGGGCAGCCTGCTGCCGCAGGGTCGCCATGTCGGTCATGAGGGTGTGCCTCCTTGCGGGATCGCTGTGGTGGGCTGCGTCTGGGTGCCCTTACCGAACAGCCGGTCGAACTCGGCGATCTGGGCGTCCGTCAGCGGCGGCATGTCGTCGAGGGCCCGGGCCTCCGACGGGGTGAGCGTGCGCGAGTCGATGCGCAGCTTGAGGACCTGGGCCCGGGTCTGCGGGTCCATCCGCAGCAGCGCGTCGGTGTTGAGCTTCACGAACCGCGGGCGGGAGGTAAGGCGGCTGAGTGCGTCCTCGCGGCGCTTGACCGCCGGGCCCAGCGACAGGATCAGGAACTGCAGGTTGCGCTGGGTCAGGTTGGCGTACGTCACCGAGCTGCCGGAGACGGCTGCGTCGATCAGGTCGGACGGGCAGTCGAAGTAGCGGGCGATGTCGCTGACGGAGGCCTGCTTGGCGGCCAGCCACTCGGCGCCGGCCTGCTCGGCCTGGATCATCTTGTATTCCCAGTCGTTGCCGGTGACGAAGAGATCCCGCCCCTGCACGGCGGCCTTGAAGCGGCGCTTGGTCTCGTCGGCCTGATCGGGGTTGATGGTCTTGGCGGTGTTCTTCAGGTGGGCGCTGGGGATGGCCCCGCCGGAGAACCAGTCCAGGGCGAACTGCTGAATGGACAGGTACTCGCCGATGCACCACGCCGCGTACGCCACCGGGGACAGCCCCACATGGAGGCCGGAGACGGTGTACTGCTTCTCGTGCCAGACTTCCTCCGGCTGGTACACCTTCCCCGCGATCTTGTAGGTCAGCTCACCCTTACGCATCCGCACGGTGACCTCGCTGGTCGGCTGCAGGTCGATCCGGGCAGGCAGGCCGAGGCCGTCCTTCGCGGTGATCAGGCCGACCGAGTTGCCCGCCCGGTCCAGGTCGAACTGACTGGAGTACATCCACTCGGGCAGCTCGATGCGCTCCCCTCCTGGCTTGACCAGCACTGGAGGCTTGGGAACCTCGACGGCCAGGCCCTCGACCTTCCGGTACACATCGGCGGGGAACGTCGAGATCATGTTGGCGCGCAGCCGCAGGCACGCCCACACCGCCGAGTGCCGAAGCGCAGTCTCGTTGGTGATCGCGGCCGCGCCCGACTGGGTCGCAGGCCTCGGTGGGATCATCTGGTCGGCGGTTGCCCCGGCGAAGTCGCGGCGGCGGTAGTACAGGCTCACGGCTTGCCGCCCTTCGCGTCCAGGCGGGCGGCGAGTGCGGAGCCGAGCAGGACCACGCCGCCGCTCACGGCGAGCGCCGCCCAGCCCATCACCACGTACGCTGCGGCCCCGGCGCCGGCCGCCACCAGGAGCAGCCCGATGACGTCGAGCGCGGTCGTCACGAGCTCGCGCACACGCCCCCTCCGTTCAGTAGATCGAGTCGAGGACGTCGTAGTCGTCGAGGACCATCGGTCCCTTGGCGAGCAGTGCCCACCGGGCGAGGATCACCGCGACGAACGGCGAGGCGTCCGTGAGCGAGGCTGTACGGTCGATCGCCCACGCGTCCCCGACGCGGCGTGAGCGGGCGCCGGTCACGGCGGCCGTCAGGTCGGTCTGGTCCCGGTGCACGGCGGTGCCCTGGGTCATCGCGTCGGCCATCTGCCCGCAGGCCTCGACGAAGTCGTTCGTCCGTACGACGACCAGGCATCCGCGGTGCGGCTTGTCCTTGTCCTGCGGTGTGGTGATGCCGGCGGCGACGATGTCGTCGATGAGCGACCCTGCCGGGGTGCCCGTCGAGCCGACCGCCACGACGAGCGGCTTCCACAGAGCGGCCAGCCGCTTCAGTGCGGGCACTGCCCATTCCGTGCCCGGGCGCCGGTCGACGAGCTCCAGGTGCGCGCGCCCGTCCTCGCGGATCGTGGCCACCCCGATGGAGGTGTGGCTGCGGTCCTGGGAGACGTCGACGGCGAGCGCGACCTGGGGGCGCGGCCGCGAGGCCTTGTCGGCCAGCGCGGGCCACGCCTTCACCGGCACGTTCGCGTCCGGCGGTGGAACCTTCTTACGTGTTCGGTTGAGGTATGCGCGGTCGAACTCGGCAGGGTCCATGGTGTCGTGCTCGTGCTGGATGGTCGCCTCGGTCACGGTGTAGCCGAGTGCCGGCAGCGTCGCCCGCCACGTGGCCGGGTCCGAGCGGTCCATGTCGTCCGGGGCGAACCACTCGAAGTACGCGGTGTGCCCGAACACCCCTGTACGCCAGAGCGCCTCGATGAGCTCGCGCCCCGCCTTGCGCTTCTTGTTCAGCGGGACAGACTTCTCGGTGCCGCCGGCGGACGCCCACCACAGCTGGGCCGAGGGCCGGGTGAGCATGGCCGGGGAGAAAGCCTGCTCGAGGCGGTCGTCTTCGGCGGCGAAGAGTTCGTCCATCATCCCGAGGTCGAGCGGCGGCCCGTGGCCGGCGCGTTCGGTGTTCGAGGTGATGCCGATCTTCGACCGGGTCGCGCGGGCGATGATCGCCTCGTGCCCGTTGGCCTTGCGGATGACGAACCGGTGCCTGAGCGAGGACTCCTCGATCGTGACCCAGAACTCGTCTTCCCAGCGCTCCCGGGCCATCGACCGGTTCTGGGCGGCGTAGATGATCCGCTGCCGCTTGAAGGCCTGCGCCCGGTGGACCTTCACCGCCAGGAGGCCCTGGGTCTTGCCCTGCTGGCGGGGGACGGACAGCCCGACGTGCCGGTACCAGGGCAACATCGTGACGGGGTCGAGCTCGAGGGCGACGTCCCAGACGTACCGCTGCCACGGCATCGGGGTGTAGCCGAGCCGCTCCATGACCTTGGCGACCTTGCCGCCGAGGGTGGGGAACTCCGGCCGGCGGGGAGTTCCCCACATCGGGGGGCAGGTGAGCCCGTACCGGTCGCGGAGGTCCTCGGTGAACTCAGTCGGGACGCGCCAGGTCGTCGAGGTCGTCATCCTCCGGCTCCTCAGGTGCGAGGGAGCGCAGCTCGGCGAGGACCTGGCGCAGCTCCTTGGACATCGAGTGCAGGGAGTTGCCGAGGGAGGCTGGCGCATCGATCTCGGTGGCGAGGCGTACGGCGACCGCGGCGAGCGTCGGCGCGGTGGGGCCGAGCGCTTCGAGGTCGCCGAGGGCCTCCAGGTCGTCCAGGACGCGGGCCTTGACCATGCCGGGCGTGGCGGCGGCCTCGAACGGGTCGGCTACGTCGGCGCCCTCGGTGGCGGGGAGCAGCTGGGCCGGGTCGACGTCGAGCGCGGCCGCGAGCGCGACCAGGTCGTCGACGTCGACGCGGCGGGTGCCCGACTCGACCTTGCCGAGGACGGAGGCGCTCATCGCGCGGCCGGCCTCGGTGACCCGTTTCGCGAGGTGGGCCTGATCCCACCCGTGGCGCTGGCGGAGCCTGGCGACGGCTGCGGCGACGTGTTCGCCGCACTCGCCAATCTGGATCGCACGAGCCGCCATGATCGCCTCCCCTATACGCCGAGGTCCGGTCCGCGATCTTGGCGGCCCCCTGGGGAGCCCGCGGGGAGAAAAATGAAAGCTGGGCGCGGGGTTGAGAAAGGATCTTGCCCTAAAAAACAGACCCGCTCTGACCTGCGAGTTTGCCTTGAAGTGCGTTTGTGCAGGTCAGAGCGCTGCTGATCGGGCAAGCCTGGATCACATCGGTCGGTGTAGTGGTGTCCTGCCCTGGATCCGCTCCTCGCGGCGTAGCAGGGTGAGGAACCAATTGGGGTCGCGGCGTGCCTCGGTCTTGATGACCTTGATGATCTGGTCGTGGCGGGCGGCATGGGTGAAGTCGACGGGCTGTCCGTCGTCAGGGGGTGTCCAGCCCAGGGCTACCAGGGTGCCGGCGGTGGCGGCGGGGATGTGGACCCGCGCCTCGGCCTCGGCGTCGCCGGTCTCGATGATCAGGTCGAGGGTGAGCTGGTGGGCGTGGTCGACGCGGCCGTCGAGGCGGAAGCCGAGGCAGGCGTCGGTGACGTCCTGGCCGTCGATCTCGATGGTGGCGCGGCCGGGTTCGCCGAGGCGGATGTGGGCGGTGTGCTGCGTCATAGGTGCCTCGGGTGGGGCGGAGGGGCGGGGTCAGGTAATGCCGGCGGCGTCAGGTCCGGCGTACCAATCGACGGAGGTGACGAGCCGTCTCACTTCGGAGAGGGGCTTGTCGCCTTTCTCGTTGTTGCATTTGCGGCCGCAGGTGGGGCAGCCGTTGGTGCCGTGGATGGGGGCGAGGTTGTCGGGGTCGAGGCGGGCGCCGCCGCGGGCGACGGGGTGGATGTGGTCGACGGCGTCGGAGGCGCCGTGGCCGCACACGATGCAGACGTCGGAGTCGGCGAGGATGCGGGCGCGCAGCTGGCGGAACTTGTACGTGGTGAGTTCGGAGCGGTCGGCCATGGCACCGGGCTCCTCTCGTGCGGCGGTGCCGTCCGGAAGCCCCAACTCCCGGACGGCACCCTCCCCTCCACCCGGCCCTGGGTGGTCTTGTGCGGATCGGGCGCTGCTCCGGGTGTGCGCCGATACGCTCGGTGTTCCCCCACGTTGTGCTCGCGGCTATGGCCCCACACAGGTCGCGTCTTCCGGCCCTGGTGAAGTGAAGTGAGGTCCCTGATGGCGAAGTTCGACGTACGGCCAGACATCGATGCGGCGGCCGAGCGGCTGCAGAGCACGTTCGGTGCGAAGCGGGAGATCCAGCGTCTTCCCGAGGTGCTGTGGGAGGGCGAGACGGTCGAGATGCTGGCGACCGGGCTGTACGACAAGGGGAACGGTCTGGTGGTGATGACCAGTCAGCGGCTGATCTTCTTCCGGCATGGGATGTTGGGCCAGCAGATCGAGGACTTCCCGTATGCGCGGATCAGTTCGGTGCAGTGGTCGGGATCGATGATCTCGGGGACGCTGGTCGTGTTCGCGTCGGGCAACAAGGCTGAGATCAAGCAGATGCCGAAGGACCAGGGCAAGGCCCTCGCCGATGCGCTGCGGGCCCGGCTCGCCCAGCCTGGTACGCCGCCTGCGGGTCCCGCCGGGGCGGCCGCAGCGCCGTCTGCGGCGGTTGCTCAGGACGTCGGTACGCGGCTGGCGACGCTGGACCAGCTGCGGGCTGCTGGGGCGATCACGGATGAGGAGTACCGGGACCGGAGGACGAAGATCCTCGACAGCCTGTAGGTGTCAGGCGCGGCGGGTGGCGAGTTCGGGGTGCAGGGCTATGTCCCGGGTGGCTTTCTCGGCGCGGGCGAGGTCGGCGAGCTTGTAGAGGGGGCGGCGGCGTTCGTCGAGGCCTGCGACGGGGAGGTGGCCGCGGGCGACCCAGTTGCAGATCGCTGAGCGGCTCACTGTCTTGGCGCCGGCGGAGACGCGGCGGCGCCACTGGGTCGCGAGCTCGGCGGCCTGGGTGCCGGTGTACAGCTGCTCGGCCATGCGCAGGTTCCCCCTTGCTCTCCCGGTGAACACGCCGCAGCCCCAGGCCCGATAGAGGTCTGGGGCTGCGGCTTTCTGTGGTGGGGTGGCAGGGACCGCTCTTGAGGCTCGCGGTAGCCCGCCGGCGCTGCGGCCCGTAGGCCGGGGCCGGTCAACCCTTCCCTGAGCGCCACCCGATGTGGGAGTTCTGTGAAGTGGGCGCACGTGTGGTGCTGTCGTCATGTTCACACCGTGGCCGGATCTTTGTCCAGCGGCAACGCGGCGGCCCGCCACGACGGGGGCGTGGCGGGCCGTGTGAAGCGGCCGTGGGTGGCCATGCGCGGGCCCCGGGAGACCTTGGCCGTCGAGCGGCTCCGGCGTGCGCGTCCTGCCGTTGCGGCCAGTGTGGCACAGGGCTACGGGCTAGGGTCGTCATTCCTCGCGGTAGCCGGGCCGGTCCAGGTACGGCAGTGCAAGCAGCCGGAAGATGTCCGCGAACATGCGGTCGCCGCCTTCCTCGTGCAGCGTGTCAAGGATCTGCCGCTTGGCGTCGATCTCGCGCAACACCCGCGCTGGATCATGGCGGGCGATGTGGCCGCGATCGCCGTCATGCACCACCACGGCAATGCGGTTCAACGGTGGAGCGCTCACCCAGTTCTTCGGATGCTCCCACCACTCCATGCCGCTGCAACCGCGTGCGATCCGCTCGTCCTCGTCGAACTGGGCACGCAGCCATTCTGCGAGGTCTTCCATAGGGTCATCCTTCTGCGAGTTGGGCCGTCGGGGCGAGGACGCAGCGGCTCGGCGCTGTACCAGTCAGCCAGCCGGTGCCGGGCATGGCGCACATGATGTCTGCTGGGTGCCGGTCCACCCAGTCGTACACGGCTGCGAGTTGGGCCGTGTGCTGCTCGCAGGTGAGGGAGAAGTGGCCGCGTGGTGCGAGGAGCCATGCGATGTGCCAGGCGGCGGGGTGCGGGCAGGGCGGGTCTGTGGGCCAGGTGCGGGCGTGGCAGCGGAGTTCGCCGTCGTTCGGGCGAGGGTTGCGGGGCGGTGTTCGCATCCGGGTCTCATCCTTCCGGGACCGGTACGGCCTCGGGGGCCTGCTGGGCCATGTGGATAGCGAGGGCGGTGCGGTACAGCTGCGGCAGGACCTGGCGAGCGTGTTCGGCGTATTCGGTGCGGGTGAGGAGCCGTTCGCAGACTTCGCATTCGATGTACGGGGCCCAGTCCTCGTCGACGAGGGCGAAGGCGTCGCAGTTGGGGCAGGGTGCGTCCTGCAGGTGGCGCTGGGGTTCGGTGTGGGTGATGCGGCGTACGCGCCCCACGATGTCGTCAAGTTCGGTGAGGAAGAGGCCGGCCCACTCCGCGCTCACCGTCCAGGGGAGGTAGGCGATGTGCCAGGCGGCCCAGGTGTGGCCAGGGCGTCGCCAGGGGGTGTCGGCGAGGCCGATGTGGTCGGTGAGGATCTCGGCCCAGCCGCAGAGCATGGTGTCGATGGGCAGGGGGCCGGTCTGGTCGGCGTGGGCCTCGTTGTAGGGGTCAGTGAGGGTGGTGTTGGCGCCTGCGCCGAGGAGGTTAAGGACGTCGGCGCGGGCGGGAAGGGGTGAGTGGGCGCGGCCGCCGTGGATGGTGCCGGTGGTGGGGGCGCGGTCGTGCTGCAGGCTGGCGCGCAGGTGCGGGAGCTGCCATTGGAGTTCGTGAAGCTTGGCGGTGAGGCGGTCGGCGCAGCGGTGGCACAGGCGGCGGCTTCTCTGGGTGTCGAGGGTGCGTCCGCAGTCGGGGGTGGTGCAGGTGTTCATCGCTGGGCTTTCTGCAGGAGTGCGAAGAGGTCCTCGATCTGGTCCGGGGTGAGGTGGCCCCACTCGCCGAGGGCGTAGCGGAGGCGGACGTCGATCTGGGCGGCGGTGGCGGCCTCGGTCCAGTGGACGGCCATCTCGCGGGCCTCGTCGGGGGTGAGTTCGCCTTTCTGGGAGCCGCGGGCGATGTGGACGTACGGGCGGCCGGTCTTGGCGCCGGCGACGGCGGTTATCCGCAGCGCGGGCTTGCCCGTGGGGGTGGGGCGGTGGCGCCGGACGTTGAGGACCATGTGGCCGATGGTGTTGAGGTCGAGGCCGAGCTCCTGGCGGAAGGCGTGGATGAGCGCGATGTCCGTCTCGGCGGCGGCCGCCGCTGCCATGAGGTCGCGTGCGGTGGTGAGGACCTCTTCGGGCGCCAGGAGCGCGGTGATGGGGCCCCAGCGAAGCAGGCAGGCGCCCTTGCGGGTCTCGGGGTCGATCGTGGACCGGATGTAGCAGGTGTGGTCGTCGGCGGTCACTTCTGGGTTCCGTTCTGGGCGCAGGTGTGTTCGCGGCCGCCGGTGAGGTAGGCGGCCTGGCAGCAGTCCCGGCCCTGGGCGTGGAGCTGGTGGATGACCGGGGCGAGTTCGTCGAAGGCGGCGATCGCTTCGTGGTTGAAGGCGGTGGCGGCTTCGGGGCCTTCGGTGGCGGCGATGAAGGCGTTGATGGCTCCGATCATGTGGCTGGCGGTGCAGCGGGCCAGGATGACCGGGAGCGGTGTGATCAGGCCGCTGGTGTTCTGGCCGATCCAGCGGCCGGGGAAGTTGAGGCCGAAGGCGAGGTGACCGTGCTCGCATCTGCTCTGGGTGGCGAGGGTGACGCCCACGTTGTCGGCCTGGAAGGCGGTTGTGATGGGCTCGAAGTCGAATCTCATGATCGTTCTTTCCTGCCGGGGCGCTGCGGCCATTCGTACTGGTGGGTAGGGGTGTTGGTCTCGCGCGCACGCGTGCCTGCGGTTACCGCGCGCGCAATCGCAGGCGCGCGCGTGCGCGCGAGGCGGGGCTACTGGGTGGAGGCTTGGCGGCCGGTGTCGCGCAGGCCTGCGACGAGTTCCTCGAGGCGGTTGAGGGGCACGTCGACGGCGGCGCCGCCCTGGCCGTCGCCGCGTTCGGTGCGGAGGTTGATCGCGGGGTGGCCGTAGCGGGTGGTCGGGGTGATGTGGAGGTGGTCGCCGTCGGAGTCGGTGAAGACGTACGTCATGGGTCAGCGCTCCTGGTGGTGGGGGTGTTCGAGGGTCTGGTGGATGACGGAGTGCCAGAGGGCGCGGATGTGGTCGGGGGCGTCGCCGGTTTCGGGGCAGAGGACGCCGTCGACGACGGCGCGGGCGCACAGGCGGGCGAGGTGTCGGGCCTGGTCGTCGGTGGTGGTGAACTGTTCGGCGATGTTGACGGGGGTGAGGAAGCGCAGGCCTGTGGTGGGGAGGTTGTGGGCGTCGTAGGGGCCGTGTTCGGGGTTGAGGGCGACGACGCTGAGTTCGTGTGTGACGCCGGGGCGCTGCAGGTTGGCCGGGGGCAGGCCAGGGATGTCGGCGAGGGAGACGACGCCGAGGTTGTACTGGGACCACAGGGGGTGCCAGATGGGCGCGGTGATGATCCAGGCGTCGAGGCCTGCGGGGTGGCTGTCGGTGTAGGTGTCGCGGGGGATGCGGTGGGCGGTGCCGTACGGGCCGGTCAGGGTGTCGTCGGTGGTGGGCTCGGTCATCAGGGCTCCTTGCGGGTGTGGGCTGTGGTGCGGCGGGTCCAGAGGTGGTGTGACCAGTGGGCGAGTGGGAGGCCGGTGGTGATGACGACGAGGACGATGTAGGCGAGGACTTCCGTCACGGCGCGTCGCCGAATATGCGTTCGAATGCTTGGTCGGCGCGGTGGTTGGCTTGGCGGATGGTGTGGTCGGTGAGGTGGGCGCCGGTGATGCAGTCGGGGTCGGTGCAGCCGCGGCGTACGGGGCCGACGGGTTCGCGGCCGTGGTGGAGGTGGAAGGCGACGCGGAGGGCGCTGTGGCAGCGGCCTTCGGCCCAGAGTTGGGGCATGCGGCTGGTGTGGGGGCCGGTCCAGTGGGTGTGGCCGTCGGTGTGGGGCTGGGCGTGGACGGCGAGGGCCTGGGCGGTGGTGCGGGCGGGGCGGTGCTGTTCGCGGACGGGGATGTCGAGGTCGCGGCGGATTTTGCTGATGGTGGGCGGGCTGATTCCGAGTGCGGCGCGGATCTGCCGGTAGGTGGCGCCGGCGCGGAGCATGGCGACGGCTTCGGGGTGGCGCTGGAGGGCGGCGGTGCGCCGTTCCTCGTCGCTCATGGGGTGGCCGCCGGGGCGGCCTGGGGGCATGCCGATGGCTTTGCGGGTGGCGATGATCGTGGGGTTGCCGACGCGGAGCTGTGCGCGGATCTGGCGATAGGGGACGCCGGCGCGCAGGAGCTCGGCGACGTCGGCGCGGATCTTCATCGCTGCCACCTGACGGGCCGTACGCCGACCTTGACTTTGGCTGAGGAGAGGCGGCGGGTGGCGGGTCTGGGTGCGGGGTTGAGGCAGGTGGGGGCGTGGGGGTAGTGCAGGGCCTCGCTGCCTTCGAGGGTGGGGCGGTCTTTGGTGAGCTGGCGGACGTGCCAGCGGCCGGCGGAGTCTTGGCGGACGGCTTGGTTGCCGTAGTCGACGCGGTCGCGGTTGATGGCCTGGGTGTTGCCGTTCGAGTTGAGGCAGAAGATCACCGGCTCGTGGCATCTGGGGCATGTGCCGGGGCCGTTGCGTGGGGCGGGGCGCGGGGCGTTGTAGGGCATTGCACGGGGTCCTTCCGGGTCAGGCGGTGGTGGTGAGCGGGTGGTGGCAGAGGCGGCAGTTGGGGTGTCTCAGGGGTGGCCGGTAGGGGGCGTGGCAGCTGGGGCACTCCTGCAGGGCGGTGGCGGCCGGGGTGGGCGGTGGGTGTCCGCGTACGGGGCCGTGTGGGGCGTCGGCGCAGGCCTTGCAGGGCAGGCCGGTGTGGCGCAGGAATCCGTCGGTGCAGTCGGCGAGGCCGCAGCGGGAGGGCCAGCGGGCGACGGCGACGCCGAGGAGCCACCGTCCGGGGTCGGTGATCTGCTCGGTGTCGGTACGGGCTCGGCGGTGCTGGATCTGGTCGCGGAGGTCCTCGGCGAGGACACCGGCGTCGAGCTGGCGGCCGACGTCGCGGGCGATGCGGCGCATCAGGTACGGGCTGATGCCGGGAAGCAGCGCGTGGACGGGCTCCAGGACCCACCAGACGCGAGGCGAGAGCGTCAGCGCGGGCCCGTCGTACGGGCGTGGCCAGGGCTTAATTTCGGCGGGGAAAGTTTCACGCGCGATCGGGTTACCGAAGGTATCCACAGGTTCGGGCGCCCACTTACGGTCACCTCGCCTACGGCGGACACCCCCACTCGGCTCCGTCTTCTCAGCGTCAGTCAGTTGCTGGTCTTCCTTATACGCGGGGGCCCCGCACTCAAGATCGGGAGCCGCCCCGCACTCATCACCGGGAGTCGAGGGCGCTGGTGTGCCGGGCGGGGGCGGGGTGCCGTCGGGGTCGTCGACCAGGCGGACGGGGTCGTCGTGGACGGTGACTTGGTGGCGGCCGCGGTAGCCGCCGCGCTTGTCCTGGGTGATCCAGCCAGCAGCCTCCAGTTCGTCCAGGAGGAGGGCGGCGGTGCGCTCGTGGAGAGCCTCGCCGACGCGGCTGCCGCCGTGGTGGCGCAGGGCCTCGCCGATCTCGGCGAGGGTGAGGTCACGGTGCTCGATGAGCGTGGTGTAGCGCAGGAGGAGGTACAGGCGGTGCAGGGTGCCGCGCAGGGTGTCAGCGGCCCGCACGGGCGCGTAGACGTACCGCTCGTCGTCCTCCAGGGACCGGGTGGTGCGCTCGTTCGTACGGCCCGTTCCCGTGCCCTTGTGGGATCGCTGGCGGCGGGTCAGCTCCCGCACGCCGTCGGTCTTCGCGGGCCTCGACAGACGCGTGAGCGCCTTCTCGACGGCGGAAACGGACAGGCCGGTGTACTCGGCGAGCTTGGCCACGGAGGCCTCGCAGGCACGGTTCTTCGAGAGGGCCTTGACCTTGCCGTAGACCTTCGTGTCGGCGTCCGCGTACGCGACGGTGTCGACGACGACCCGCAGCGGGTAGCGCACCCACTGCCCGCGCCCCACGCCACCAGCCCCGCCACGGGGGTGGCGGGGCTCAGCAGCGGGCGCGGGCGGACGGGCCATCGGTCAGACGCCGTCCGGGCAGTACGAGGTCAAGTCGGGGACTCCTCCGAGTCGGGGTGGGGCACGGTGTAGGTGGTGCCGCACGGCGCGGTGCGTACGCCGGGGCCGGTGTGGCGGTGGTACTGGCCGCAGCCGGACTCGCAGAGCACCGAGTACTCGGTGCGGCCGGACGTACGGATCGGGGTCACGGGCACGGCGGCCGGGCCCCCGTACGCCGGTGGGTCGTCGGGCAGTAACGCCATCTGGCCCGGTGACAGGGGCTCGCTCATGGGCGCTCCCCGCTATGGGGTGGCTCCGTACGGGGGTTGGCCGGAGGCATCGTCAGCGTGATCGGCCTCGGCACGCCGCGCTGCTCCCAGTCCTGGATGGGCGGCCGGGAGATGAGGCCGGCCTTCTCCAGGTCGCGCAGGCACTGCCGTACCCGCTGCTGGGGCATCCCGGTACGCCCGGTCAGGCCGCCGGGGTTCTGGATACCGCCGGCGCCGAGCACTCCCCCGGGGGCGTAGTGGGCGATGGTCAGGCCGGTCAGCCGGACGAACGGGTGCAGCCCGGACGACATCAGGGCCTGCTCCCATCGCGTCCGGTCGAACAGCGCCGCGGGCCGGGCGGCCGTGCTGTCGGTGGCCGGGGCCATCGCCCGCATCGCGGCGGCCGCCGAGGCCGGAGTGGTTCTCGTGGTGGTCAAGGTGTCTCCTTCGCGGGTGGGGTGGGGCTGTCGTGGCCGGCCATGCCCCAAGGGCTGTGCCGGTCGCAGCGCCAGCCGCACGGGTACAAGCGGCTGTTGAGGCTGTGCGGGAGGGACGGGACGTCGCACGGCTGACGGCGATTACGCCGCCGGACAGCCGCGGCGGCCAGGTCGTGTTTCGCCATGGGTCCCTCCTCAGCCAGTGGTCGGCCAGTGGCCGCCCGCCCCGCCTCCAACTACGGGGCGGACGGCCGGTCTCAGTGGCGGCAGGGCCGCACGCGGATCTGCATGTCGTAGGCCTGGCCCGGCGCCAACTGCCCAGTGGCTACGGCCTGGTGGTAGGCGGCGGCGAAGGCGCGGATGACGTCCTCGACCACGTGCGGGATCTGCAGGCCGACACGCGCCAGCGCCACCAGGTCGCGCAGCAGGCCCCGGCGGCGGGACAGGTCGATCCGCAGCCACGGACTCCGCGCCCCCGGAAGTGGGAACCGCGCCACCCCGGCCACGTGGCCGACCGGCGCGGCCGCCACGACCACGCCCTCAGCCACGGACGGCCGTTGGTCGGCCACCGGCCGCTCCTGGTCGGCCACTTCGGCCACGGGCTCGGCCACCGGTGGTTTCTGGTCGGCCACTGGCTGAGGCAGCGGCCGCGCGAGCAGCTGCTTCACGGCGTACCGGGTGATGCCCAGCTCGGCCGAGATCCGCCGCTCGCTGTACCGGCACTCAGTCTTCAGCCGGTGCGCCTCGGCATGCCGCTCCTGTTCGGTCATGGGGTCTTCCCCCAGCTCTCGATGTCCGGCTCGTCCTCGTCGACGGGCACGCCCGGCTCAGCCGGGCACAGCCGGTCGCAGCCGGCGCAGGGCCAGCTGACGCAGTGGTCCTGCGCCTCGTGCCAGGCGCCGCCGCAGCCACAGGCAGAGGTGTCCCCGGCGTCCGGGGACCGGCGCGGCGGCTCGTTCTCGGCGGGCTGGTCGACGGCGCTCACCGGTCACCGCCCGATACCTCGTCGTCCTCGCCCCACGGGTCGGCGGGCTCCTCCTGCGGCGGCGTGGCCGGCTCATCGTCGACCTGGTCGTCCTCGCCAGGCCGGTCGAGCGGGCGGGCGGCGTTCCAGGCCGCGCAGGCGAGGTGCTCGCGCAGGCCCGCCATCCACACGTCGAGGCAGCCGGGGCTGCCGAGGGAGTCGAGGACCCACTTCATCGCGGAGTGGGCGGCCTGGGTCCGCTCACGGAGGGCGGGCAGAGGGTGGGGCAGTTCGGTGTCGTGCGGGGTGTAGGACCACCGCTCGATCCGGTACTCCAGGCCGCTGTCGTTCTGGGCGATGAGCGCCTGGGCGTGGGCGACGCTGCACGCGGGCTGGAACCAGCACTCCTGCTCTTTGCGCCCGGCCCGGTGCCAGACGGTGTGCTCGGTGCACTGGTGGGGCTCACCCTCGGCGTGCGGGCAGGAGGCGCCGTCCGCAACCCGTTCGGTGACGTGCGTGGTCTGCATCTGGAACGCGACGACCCGCAGCGTCGGCGTCCCGGCGCAGGCGTTGCCGTCCGGGCGGGCCCAGCACCGCTTGTAGCGGGCGTAGTCGAAGTACTCACACGACTCGCAGCAGCAGCCAGGCCCGCAGTTGCAGCCGCGCCGCTCGCCGTCCTCGTCCTCGCCGGCACAGCCGCAGCCGTCGTACGGGTCGTAGTAGTCGTCCTCGTCGTCCTCGGGCTCGGGGTCGCCTGGCAGCGGGATGCTCGGCGCCCACGCGCGCATCAAGGTGCGCAGCGCGGCGTCGATCTCCTCCTGCGACGGCACAGGCACCACGGGCGTGGTGGTCGTGGTGGGCTCGGTCACCGGGCACCCCCGTTGTGCACGACACGGCCGTCCCGGACGATCGTCAGGCGCCGGGGGCCAGCCTCGAACCACGGCGTGTAGATCGGGTCGTCGCAGGCCTCGGCCTCGAACGCGCCGGTCATGGCCTTGACGTCGTCCTCGGGCGTGGAGTCGGGCAGGGTGTGGGCGAGGAGGACCATGCTCAGCAGGTCCGGGGGCGTCTCGCCTGGTTCCCCGGCGTTGCTGACGATGTATGTCTCGCCGAACGCGGGCATGTCGCCGGCCGGCTCGTAGTGGACGTGGACCAGGTCACCCGGGCGGACCGGGTACCAGGGGGCGTGGGTGAGCTGGTGGTCGGCGTGGGTGAGGACGTCGACCATGGCGCCGACGTCGCGGCGGGCCTTGGCCGCGTCGGACTTGGCGAGCGGGGACGGGTCGGCCTCGGTGCGGGGGCGGCCGTACAGGGCGGTGAAAACGGTCTGCGCGATGTCGGCCGGATCGCCGCTCCAGGTCTTCCCCGCCCGGTCGGGGGCCAGCGGGAACGTCTCGGTGATCTCGGCCTTGAGGAAGGCGGGCGTGGCGCCGGGGGTGAGGCCCTCGATGGCCTCGCGGATGATCTGCAGGCGTGGGTCGGTACGACGCACGATGGGACGACGCACAGTTCGTCTCGCTTTCAGGTGGTTAGTGGCCGGTCGGGCGGCACGGGTCGTGGTCACGTCCCGCCCGACCGGCGGATCGTGGGAGGCGGTCAGGCCTCGTCCGGCGCGAGGCCGGTGCGGGGGGTGCCGCAGGTGACGCAGGTCGCGGTGCCGGCGCCGTCGGTCTCGTGCGCGGTGGCCCCGCTGCACCGGCCCTCGCAGTCGGTGAGCAGCACGCGCGAGCCGCCGGGGTGGAACGTGGCGTACGGGACCGCCGGGTAGCGGCGGCCGCGGGTGGCGACGAGAGCCGCGATCACAGCGACGCCACTGGCGAGGCCCATCAGGACGACGGCGATGTGTGTGCTGGCGTCGGTGAGCGTCACGTGGTGCCTCCTGTGCTGGGCTGGCCGGTGTGGGTCAGGGCGGTCACGGGGGCGGTGATCCGCCACCCGGCGGCGCGCAGCTGCTCGACCTGGGCCATGGCGATGCGCCGTACGTCGTCCTGGGGCAGGCCGGGGAACTCGCGGGCGAGCCGGTCGGCGAGGACCTCGACAGTGGCGTCCGCGACCAGCCCCAGACGGCGGCTCACTTGCGCGCCGCCTCGTGCGCAGCCACCAGCTCGTTGGCCAGGCGCTCGTTCTGCAAGGCCGCGTCCTGAAGCTCGCGGCTCAGGGCATCGTTCGCTTCCTGCAGCTCGCACACCCGGTCCGCGAGGGCACGCTGGTTATCCGGAGTTTTGATCAGCCGCAGCTGCTGCACCTCCAGGCGCAGCGCGGCCACCGCCGGGCTCTCCTCCTCCCGCACTGCCGGGGCCGTGGGAACGCGAGGCTTGGCGAGCAGGGCCGGTGTCGGCACGGGCCGGGCCGGGCCGAGGGCGGCCACGGCGGCCGCCGCTTGACTCGCCTCGGACGCGGTGGCTTCAGCCCGTGTAATGGTCTCCGGACTGACAGGGGGCAGGCCATCGGGGCGGGGTCTGCCAGCGAAGATCGACATCACGGTCTCGACGATGCTCATGAGGCTCCCTTGCGATCGTGGGCGGGACGGCAGGGCACGCAGTCCAGCCAGTCGGCGGTGCCGGTGCTGCCGCCGAGGTAGGGCCAGGTGATGTGAGGGCCGCGGGGGTTGGGCCGAGGCCGGGCGGCCACGGTCAGCCACGCCCCGGAGGGCTGGCGGACCTGGTCGCCCGGGCACAGCTCCAGCGCAGGCCGCGTCACCACGCGATCTCCCCCCGCTCAGCCGCTTCCTGCAGAGCGAGGTCGAGGGCGCGGGCGCCGTCCCACTCCGCGAGCGGGTCTGCCGGTCGCCACGTGCTGTCCAGGCCCGCTGTGGCCAGGTGCAGCACCGCGTCGGCGAGGGTGCCCGGAGCGGCGAACGCGCTGACGACCAGGGGCATGGCGTCGAGGCCTACGCGAGCCGCCCACCCGGTCAGGTGGGACCAGATCAGGTCCAGCCCTTCCGGCTCGTGCACGTCCGGGTGGCCCGGCAGCCAGGACACAGTGAGGAAAAGCTCCCGGCCTCGCTTCGGGTCCTCGACGCGCAGGCCGGCCTCCAGCACGTCCGGCGTCAGGCCCGCCTCGGCGAGCACCGCGTGGACAGCGTCGCCGTACAGCAGGTGCGGGAAGACAGGAGCCGGGTGAACGTCGCCCGCCGGCGGCTGGCTGCCGCCGCGGGTGTCCTTCCCGGCCACGCCCGCCGCACAGGAGGCGCCCTCGATGGCACTCACTTCACACCACCGCCCGCCTCGGCGAGCTGGGCGGCGGCCCACTTCGCGGCGGCGGCCACCGTCCGCAGGGACGTCTCGGCGTGCGCGAACCGCAGGGGGCGGATGCCGTACGGGCCGTCGTCACTACGGACCGCGGCCACCGACCAGCACACGCCGCCGCGCTTGCCGCGCCCCTGGCCGATGGAGCCGACGACGTCCGTCTCGGTAACCCGGGTGACGCCGGGCCGGGTGATGATGTAGTCCCACGGCTCATCCGTCGCCAGACGGCCGAAGGACAGGAACGGCTCCCCCGGCCACAGCAGCAGGCCCGCCATACGGCGCGGCGGCTGCCCGTAGCCCTTCGTGAGGGTCTTAGCTGAGCCGACCGACAGACAGTCCTCGCTGGCGAGGGTGTGCGCCCGGGTACAGGAGAAGCACACGATCCGCACCGTGGTCTGCCGGAAGCGGTCGCCGCGGTGCTCGCACTCCTCGTTGGCGCACTCGTGTTTCCCGCCGCCCTCGCGGGCCCGGAACACGTCGTCCTCGGTACGGACGTCGACCGTCCACTCGGGCCGCGCGCATCCGTCGAAGTGCTGCAGCAGATCCCAGCCCACATAGGTGCTCGTCGCGGTCGTCATCGGACACCGCCGATCCGGCGGCCGTGGGCCTGGTCGTCGAGGAGATAGGCCGCGAGCAGGAACAGCGCCCACCCGGCCAGCACTCCGAGGATCAGCACGATCACGACGTCGCCCCCTGACCGCCCTGGGGCCGGACCGCGGCGTAGGCGAGCTCCTCCGGCTCGGCGCAGGCCGAGCAGAGGTCGATGTGCTGCGGGTTGGGCACCCAGTAGCAGCCGCCCGCGCAGGCGCGGTCCTCGGTGCAGCCGCAGCGCTGGCAGCGCGCCACGTCGTCCTCGACAACCGCCGGCACGGCGGAGGCATGCTGGGCGGGGCCGATCGCGGCGAGCTGGTCGCCGGCCGCGAGTTCGGCGCGCGCGGCCGCCATCGCGGCGTTCACGCACAGCGGGTTACACCACCAGCGCGGGCCCTGCTCGGTGCCGGCGACCTCGACGCAGATCCACCCCCACACGCTCGGGTCGGACGCGTCGAGGTCCTCGGCGGAAATGCCGCAGCCGGGGGTGGCGCAGGCCTCGCCGGTGTGGGTGGCGGTGACCAGGAGCTCGCCGAGCTCCTGGCGCCGGGCGTCGTCGAGGACCATGAAGGCCTGCGCGCCGTGCTCGGTGGTGCAGGGGACGAGGGTGTTCTCACCCTCGGTGTCACCGGACGGGCCGAGCACCAGGCCGTCCCAGGCCAGCGCGAGCGGGGCGCCTGCGGCCCGGGTCGGGTCGGTCGCGGCGAGGATCTCACTCACGAGCATCAGGTCGGTGTCGGGACGGCCGAGAGTGAGCCGTTGCACGGCGAGCCACCGCTGGTGGAACCAGTCCCGGCTCTCGATGGCATCGCGTGCGTGGCGGAGCTCGGCGTCGACCTCGGCGAGCGCCTGGTCCCGCGCGGCGTCGGCGATGTCCTGCGCCTGCGCCGGGTCGAAGAGCAGGCCGGCGTCCTGCTCGGCCTGGGCGATCTCGGCCGGGGTGACGCAGCCGTGGTCCATCGCCGCGGCGATCACACCGGCCGCGGCCGTCACCGGGCCGACCTGGCAGCCGTCCTTGCAGAAGAGGACCTGCGCACCAGAGGGGTAACGCTCCTGGGGGTTACGGGGGGCCAGGGGGTGGCGCCGGTTGCCGCAGACGGCGCACATCGGCCACACCGGCTCCGGTCGCGCCGTTACCGGCGGCGCGGACACGGAGGCCTGTAGCGCGGGGACGTCCTGCAGCGGTACCGGGCTCGGCATGGGGCCGTCCGCCGGGTGCCAGAACGGAAGATGGGATGATGCGGTCACGGTGACCTCGATTCGGTGATTGGTTGAGGTGTGCCGAGGGGTCGTGCTCCGGGTGAGGCCGGGGCCGGCCCCGTTGTTCGTTGGGTCAGACCGACGCGCGCTGACCGATCTCGTCCGCGTTCTCCTTGGCCAGCAGCCACTTGCGGACGGTGTCGCGGTGGTACAGCACGTCCTTGCCGAGCTTCGTCCCGCGCGGCCCAACGCCGCGGTGCCGCCAACCGCGAACGGTCGCGGGCGACTTACGGACGAGGGCCGCGAGTTCCTTCGTCGTCATGTAGGGCGAGTTCGTGTCCGCCTCGCTCATGTCGGCTCCTTTGCTCGAGCTCTTCGATGGGGCACTGCAGGCGGCCAGCTATGGCTGCCAGGACCTCGGGCTGCGGGGCGCGCTGGCCACGTTCGATCCGGGACAGGTAGCTGGCCGAGATACCGACGGAGTCCGCGAAGGCGCGAAGGCCGTGCCCACTCAGCTCACGCCGGCGGCGGATTCTCGGTCCGTCGACTCGCATGGCTCGACCGTACCCAACGAAGCACAACGACGCAACACAACGAAGCGCATCTAAGTCGAACAGGCTTACCGGGAGTAAAGCTGGCGCATTCTTGAGCGCAGGGAAGCGCATGCCGCCCGTACTCTGTTGCCTGTTGTTGCCGGTCGTTGACTGGCGCGGAACACGAAGGGGCGCTTCGTGGAACTGAACAAGGATCCGGAAGTGTGGCGCCGCCTAGGGCGAGCACTGAGGGAAGCACGAGAGAGGCGCGGCTGGTCCCAAGAGGAGCTGGCCAGCGCGGCCGGCGTCTCGAAGGGCGCCGTGCAGGGTGCCGAAGCTGGCCGGGTGCCGAAGAGTCGCATGCCGCAGACGCTGGCTCCCATCGCGCGAGCACTGGGCTGGCCTGCTGGATCAGTGGAGGTAGTGCTGAGCGGGGGCGAGCCGCCCGGCGGCTGGCACGACGTTCGCGTGCAGATCGCTGACGAGGACGTGGCGGCGATCATGACGAACGCGATGGTCCGCTCAATCGACGGGGCTACAGGTGCAGAGATCCGGCATGCGGCCGAGTTGGCCGTCGCCGAGATGCGCCGCCACGGATACCTGGCAGATCTGATCGATGCTCACAAAAACGAATCGAATCAAAACGCTTAGCAACGAGACGTAACGGGTTTAGTCTCGTGTCTCCCCGGAATCGTCAGGTTCCGGATGGGGGAGGAGGCTGCCCGTGCCCGCGCGCTGCAGAGCTGTTGTCCTGGTTGCCGATCTTGGTTCGGCCAACGTGGCTGCGTTCACTGCCGATCTGCAAGGCATTCCAGTCGTAGTCGTCCACCAGCTCGCTCGGAGTGACCCGGCAGTCGGCCAGGAGGCCGCTCGCGTCCTGGCGGCCGCCGGTGTCCAGGAAGAAACGATCCACGAGGTTCTGAATGGGATACGTCGTTGACCGTTGGCATCTGTCCCGGCCGCCCGACGGGGCCCCGGAGTGCGGAGAACACAAGGGCAAGGTCGCCGCCGCTGCCCACGGGAAGGGCAAACGGTGGCAGTCCAGATACGACGGGCCGGACGGCAAAGAGCGCACAGCCCTGTGGCGCACCCTGACCGAGGCTCAGAACGAGATCACCAAGCAGGAGGGCTCGAAGCTCACCGGCTCATGGATCGATCCGGACCGCGGGAAAACGAAGATTGAGACGGTCGTCTTCAACATCTGGCTTCCTGCCACAGCCACCATCGAGCGCACCAAGCGCGAATACCGCGGAGTGATGAACCGCTATCTGATCCCCGAGTGGGGGTCACGCGAGATCCGCTCCATCCGACCGAGCGAGGCCGGCGCCTGGCAGAACCTTCTGACGACCAAGTACGAGCTGTCCGGCACCACACCGAACCGGACTGCCCGGCTGGTGCGCAGCGTCTTCACGCTCGCCGTGCTCGACCGCATGATCCCCATCAGCCCGTTCGCAGGCGTCAAGGCGCCCACACTGGTCGAGCCACAGATCGACCCGCCGGACGTCGACACCGCCCGGCGCATCGTCGGCGAGGCGCACCATGACCGGTGGGCGGTCATGACGGAGCTGGACGCTCTCACCGGCCTGCGCTCGGGTGAGATACGCGGGCTGTGCCTCGACAAGCTGAACCTGCTGCACAGGACTCTCGACGTGCACCGGCAGCTGGTGTACGAGGCAGGCAAGGGCTACTACTTCGACGGTCTGAAGACCGGCGCCGGCCGCCGCACGATTCCGCTCAACCAGCGGGCGGTGGATCTGCTCGCCGAGTACATCGCGAAGTATCCGCCTCCGAAGTCGGGCGAGTTCGCTGGTCTGGTCTTCACCATGCCGAGGGGTAAGCCGATTGGCGAGAGCACCCTGGATTGGGCGTTCAAGGCGATGTGCTCCAAGGCTGGAGCAAAGCGGTACCGCTGGCACGACTTGCGCCATCACTACGCCTCGGTGCTTATCGCGGGTGGCGAGAATCCGAAGGTTGTGAGCAAGAGGCTCGGGCACAAGGACGTCGCATTCACCATGCGCATCTATGCCCACCTGTTCGCCGAGGCCGAGGAGCAGACGCGCGATGTTCTGGATGCGGCGTGGGCCACTTCGGGCGACACTCAGACGAAGCCAGCGGAATTCTCTCGGACCACCGGAAGGATTCCGGAATCCCGCCCTCGGAAGGGAGCTCTGACGCAGGTCAACAGGTAGTCCATAGCTTCATCACTGGATGTTCCAGGCGGAGAACGGATAGCGAGGTCATGGCCACATGTGGCCTCTGACCTGCATCAGAGCACCGTTCAATGCGTTGCGTTGCGTTGCGTCGCCTTCCGTCGTTCTGCGGAAGGTTCGCGGAATCCTGGGGGCGGACCGGAACGCTTCCGGAAGAGCGAGACCCCCCGGCCACTGCTCGGCCGGGGGGTCTCGTGCCTTCCGCTCCTGCCGGGGCGCGACAGGAGCGGAGGCGTCAGTGAGGGGGTGGCACCACTTTTTTTTACCCCTGCTCTATTGCCGCATTACAAGCTCTTTCCACGTTCACTCTTTCGAGTGAACAGGCGTTCGATTCTCTCATAGCGCCTGTAGCCCTGCGGCATATGCCATGCGGCCACAGGGCTACAGCTCTCCAACAACTTCCGGAAGGCGAGACGTAACTCCGTCTGCCCCCGAACGCTGGGCCCCACTCCGAGTTGATCAGAGAAAGCCTGTTCTGACCAGGCTGACATATGATCACGCGCGCCACAGCCTCTGTCGAGTGCTCAGTGACCGGCCCGACGACGATCAATGGCTCCTCCAAGAACGACAGCGAGTCGGCGGTCAGATTCGCGCCGCACGTCTCCACCGAAACCTCACGCAGGAGGCGGTGTTCCTCGCGGTCCCGCTGAACCGGAGCTACTACCAGGACGTCGAGGCTGGCCGGGCCAATCCCACCTTGGACATGCTCCTCTCGATTGCCCGTGTCCTGGACGTGTCCCTCGCGGAACTCGTGCGGTGACCCGCCGCTGCAGGGGACAGCGGCGGGTCACCTGACCGCCCACCCCCTCAGGCCAGGGGTCACCATCGGGCGGTCTCACCCTGGCGCCGGAACACTCACGAAACGGCGCCAGGGGGTCTACCAGTGACGGTGTATCGGGGTATCGGGTGCGGTCTGGCGGAGCACCGGCTTGCATGCCTTCTTGTGGAGGTACTCGGTGGGTGCGACGCCAGTTCCCGAGTGCGGGGTGTGCTCGTCGTAGTCCTCGCCGGGCTTGATCTGCTCGTGGCAGCGTCCGCAAGTCCTCATGGGTTCCCCACCTCCTGGGAGCGGTCGGCCAGGTCGTATCTGTTCGCGCAGCCGGGGCAGGAGTCGACGGGGACGCTGCGGTTGTGGGCTCCCCAGTAACCGACGGCTATGCCTGCGGGGACTGCGTCAGCGCCCAAGAGCTTGGCGCACCAGACACACCGCTGCCTGCTTCGCTGTGCGCGCGTCAGAACCCACATGGTGGGGAGTGTTCGCTGGGTCATGCCGTGCGCTCCGCCAGCGGCTTGAGACCGTGCTGGATGCGGCAGCTCTGGCAGGCGTACAGCATGCCGCCGCCAGTGCCGGACCCTTGCTCGTGGATGCGGACGAGGAGGGCGCTGCCGGACAGACCACCATGCCAATTGCACCAGCGGGGCCGCGCCGCCTTCTCGGCGCTCACGCCTTCTCGCCCCGAGACCTCGCGTTGGCCTCGGCCACCCCCGCGCTCAACGCCTCGGTGAGCGTGAGCCGCCTCAGGTTGTCGGGACGTGCGTCCCACTCCCGGCCGCCACCGAGCGGGCGAAGCTGCACATACGGGCCCACGTGCCCCATAACCTTGCCGACCCTGTGCAGGGCGGTGTCCTCGACGGTGTCGCCGATGACCGGCTTGTGCGCGGTCATGATCACCTGGCCTCCCCGCTGGGGCGACGGTGCTCTGTTCCCATTCGTCTTCCGGCGGCCTTTTCCGGCAAGAGAGGAAGAAAGGGCTGATCCTCGGGCCAGATGCCGGCGGCTGCATCGGCGAGGGCAGCGCGGCGGGCACGAGTCTGCCCAGTACGACGTTGTGGCATGTTCGGCTCCATGCACAGACGGTGTGCTGACCATCACATGGTGCCGACATGGCAAGGCCGGAACTATCAGAGCTGACTGATAGCCCCGGCCAAAGCCTGACGTTCTGTTACGAGCTGAGCCAGGAGCCGTAGTTGATGAAGTCATCGGGCATCTGGCGACGCGCGGCCTCCAGCCCCGCGTAGGTCTCCCGTACCGTCGGGTGGTACCGCGTCTGCTGCGGTGCCAGCTTCCGCGCCTGCAGCAGGTTCTTGAACGCGTCCTCTGTGCGGCCGGTCCACATCTGCGCGCGGGCCACCTCGGCATAGTGGTGGGCCTTCCTCGAGGGGGGCCAGTCCTCCGGCAGCCGCATCTTCTGCGCCTTCTCGACAGCCTGCCCGTACTCGTCGAGCTCCGCTAGGACGCTGACGCGGTGGACGCCGACGTTCGTTGGCCCGAAGCTCAGCCAATGCACCTGCTCTGCCGACCCCGTACGCTTCGCGATCCGGCCGGCCTCGGTGAGATGCACCTCAGCGCCATCGCTGTCCTTGTCCCGTCCGGCCAGCACCGCAGCGCCGAGGTGCAGCTGCCCCGTCACCACGTCACGCTCCCGGCCCTGATCCGCCTGCTCCAGCGTGGACATCCCGAGCCGGATCAACCGGTGCCCGGTGCGATAGTCACTCGCACGGAGGTAGGCGAGCGCCCGCAGGTACTGACGCATCCCGCCGAGGATGGGATCGGAGGCACGCTGCGCGGCCCACTCAAGCCGGTCCAGGGCGATCGCCGACAGGTCTATGAATCCGAGCTTGGTGGCGACGTCGTACGCCGTCCGGTAACTGCTGGCAAGCGTCTGCCACGCCTCGGTGCTGCCCTCGGTGTGGGCGACCGTGGTCGCCTCGCAGATAAGCGCCGGCAGTTCGGCGGCAACCTGTTTGATGGCCGTCGCCCGGACCAGGCGGCACATCTCGTCGGCCCGGGCGGCCAGGTCGACGAGCCTGCGCGGGGCGAGGTCTGGGTCGGCGCCCAGGTCGTACACGTTGAGGGCCTCGCGGATCGGCTGAATCAGGCCGTCCAACTGATCCTGCTGGAGCTCGTCGTGGAACGGCTGGCCGTTCAGTTCGGCGACGGGGACCGACAGGGCGCGGGCTAGCGCCCCGATGATGGAAGGGCTGGCAGGCATGGCGCCCTGCTCGACCTTAGTCAGGGTGCTGTACGAGACGTGGCTCCGATCGGCCAGTTCACGTTGGGTCAGCCGACGGCGTTTGCGGGCCGATTTGATTCGTGCGCCGGTGTGCTCTTCGATGCGCTGTGGCATGCTGAACTCCGTTCTGCTCGACATCAGAACGGTACCCCTGGTCGGCTCCAGGGCGTGCGACGATCGGCCCCCTCCGGACGGTGGGGGCCGACGTATTCCCAATACGTGAACGCCCCCTGTACGGCTCGTGGGCCGTACAGGGGGCGTTCTGTCAGTCCTCGCGTCGTGCTGGGGCAAGGCCCGCAGCGAGCGGGACCGAGGGTTCTGGGTCGTCGGGCTCGGCGTCGTCCTTGCGGCACACGAGCGCGTCTTCGTCCCAGCTCGGAGTCTGGAGACTGTACCCGTCGGGGCAGTTCTGTCCATCACGGCCGGGCTCCCCCGCAGGCCCGGTCTCCCCTGCAGGCCCGGGTGGCCCTGCAGGGCCGGCCTCACCCTGAGCTCCAGGAGGACCAGGCGCCCCTGGCGGTCCGGTCGCGCCGGTCTCACCGACGCCGTCCTTCCCGTCCCTGCCATCGGCGCCATCCTGTCCTGCCCGGCCTGGCGCACCAGTTGCTCCTGGCGTGCCAGGCTCACCGGGCGCGCCTCTCGGTCCTCGAGGACCGGGGATCGGCACGGGGACCTGGGCGCGGTCCTCCAGGTCCTCGACGGCCTCGCTCGGGTCGGGTACCGCCGGCGTCTCGCCAGCACCCTTC